CGATTATTGTGATAGTATGACACTAGCACTTATGCGTTTCCGTCGAGGTGGATTTATCTCTCTTCACGGAGAGGACACACAAGACGACGAATGGAGGCCCCGTAAACGGGAGTATTATTAATGGCAACACCACCTAACATGGTCGCATCAGGTCTTGACCTCGACGACACAGCGGGACTTCCCGAACTAGAAGTATCAGTAGAAGCACCCATGGAGTTTCCAGGGGGAGCCGAGATCATAGAAGACGGGATGGGCGGCGCAACCGTACAGCCCATAGACTTTAATGGTTTAGAAGGACTGAGCCAAGAAGATCTTATCCCGTTTGATTCTAACCTCTCCGAGTTCCTAGATGACGGAATCTTGGGCGAATTGTCTTCGGATCTGAGAAGCATGTACGAAGAAGACTTGTCCTCTCGCTCTGAGTGGGAAGATGCATACGTCAACGGCCTAGACTTACTAGGGATTAAGACGGAAGATCGCTCTACTCCATTTGAAGGGGCTTCTGGCATTACGCATCCTATGATTAGTGAAAGCGTAACCCAGTTCCAAGCACAGGCATACAAAGAACTGCTGCCATCGGGCGGACCAGTACGCACCGCGGTCCTTGGACTTAAAGACCGCGCACGAGAAGAGCAAGCCAAGCGTGTAAAAGACTTCATGAACTACCAGATTACGGAGATTATGGAAGAATACGATCCAGATATGGATCAGATGTTGTTCTATTTGCCGCTGTCAGGTTCTACATTTAAGAAAGTTTACTTCGATCCAACGAAACAACGCGCTGTTGCGAAGTTTATTCCTGCACAGGATCTCGTTGTTTCTTACTCTGCTTCTGATTTAGCCACAGCTAGCCGTGTAACCCACGTTCTACGCATGGATTTAAACGAAGTTGTAAAATTACAGTATGCGGGGATGTACCGTGACGTTGATCTGTCTGCTTCGGAAGATGTAGAAGAGGATCAAGTACGCCAGAAGGTAAACGAATTAGAGGGATTATCTAAGAACTACAGCGATGATGTCCTCAATATACTAGAGATGCACGTTGATTTAGACCTCGAAGGGTTCGAGGACATGGATCCAGAGACTCAAGAACCTACTGGAATCAAGTTACCTTACATCGTAACACTGGACGATTCTTCTGGTTCGATCCTATCTATCCGTCGTAATTACGAGATGGAAGATATATTCAAGCGTAAGCGCCAGTACTTTGTTCATTACAAGTTTATGCCTGGTCTTGGGTTCTACGGCTTTGGTTTAATCCACATGATTGGTGGTTTAGGCAGAGCGGCAACGAGCCTCCTACGTCAGCTTATCGATGCAGGAACACTCGCTAACCTCCCAGCAGGTTTTAAAGCCCGTGGAGTGCGTGTACGCAACGCAGATGAGCCGTTACAGCCTGGAGAGTGGAGAGACATTGACGCCCCAGGAGGAAGCATTAGAGACGCTATCGTTCCTTTACCCTACAAAGAACCATCAGGCACACTTGCTCAATTACTAGGTGGCTTGGTAAATGACGGACGTAGGTTCATTGCATTAGCTGATCAACAGATCTCGGACATGGGTCAGGAAACTCCTGTTGGAACTACAGTAGCTATGTTGGAACGCGGGATGAAAGTTATGTCCGCGATTCATAAACGATTGCACTACGCTCAGAAGACGGAATTCCGTTTACTGGCGCGTATCTTCTCTGAAAACCTACCTCCTATGTACCCCTATCAAGTAGCGGGAGCGCAGGCGCAGGTTAAGGTTGAAGACTTTGATGCTCGGGTAGACGTCCTCCCAGTCTCAGACCCCAACATCTTCTCAATGTCGCAACGTGTTACACTCGCGCAAACACAGCTCCAACTGGCGCAGTCTAACCCGCAGATGCATGATTTGCATGCGGCGTATCGAAGAATGTATCAAGCATTAGAGGTGCAAAACATAGACGAGCTTCTACCACCGGCTCCAGAGCCTATGCCTCAAGACCCTGCTACGGAGAATGCGGCTATGATTGGTGGTAAAACACCACAAGCGTTCCCTCAACAGGATCACGACGCGCATATCCAGAGCCACTTGGCTATGCTCGAACTTGATATACTACAACAAACACCGGCAGTTCTGGCGGCAATCTTCAGTCATGTGTTCCAACACATCAGTATGAAAGCCAGAGTTATGGTTCAAATGGAGATGCAGCAGATGCAACAAGCGCAGATGCAAGAGCTACAACAACAGATTGCTCAGATTACAAACCTAGTTCAAGCAGGAGCGTTGCTTCCTGAGATGGCGCAGACACAGATTGCTCAACTGCAACAGCAGATGCAACAGTCTCAAATGCCCCCAGATCAAGTGGAGGCTCGAGTTTCACAGGTTGAATCAGAGTTGCTACAAGAGGTTATGCCTCTACTGACATACAAAGGTGAAGGCGGCGCAGAACAAGATCCGCTCGTAACTATCCGTATGCAGGAACTAGCAATCAAAGAGATGGAAGCTTCGCAGAAAGCACAGATGGAGCAAGCTAAACTACAGCTTGACCAGATGAAGCTAGAACAACAAGCTACTACTGATTCCGCTAGGCTAGAACTTCAAGAGCAGATCGCTGATGATCGCAGTGAGGTAAACAGGGAACGCATTGACGTACAACGTCAGGCTATGGAAAGAAGATGACCCGCGGTCTTTTAGCGGCTATACTAATTATGATCGGCGGGGTTGTATCCGCCGACGATACAATCAGAACTGATACAAACAGCACTATAACTTCTGACGGTTCGATGGATACCACCATCAACAGTCCGCCGCCTTCTGCGATTTCTCCGCAGATTAGCGCAAGCAACTCTGACCTATGTACTGTAGGTGTCGCGGGGGCGGTGCAGACACAGATACTTGGTATTTCAGCGGGTAGAACTGTACGAGATATGAACTGTGAGAAGCTCAAGAACGCCAAGACTATGTACGATATGGGCATGAAAGTTGCTGCTGTATCCGTAATGTGTCAGGACGAAAGAGTGTTTGAAGCCATGCTTAACGCGGGGACGCCCTGCCCCAAGGATGGGTTGGTAGGCGATAAAGCTAGACTGGCATGGGAAATGGAAGCGGTCAAAGAAGAAATACAAAGAGATCAGAACAATCCTATGAGAAAGATGTTCAATGAAAACGTTGAAACAAAAACAGGTCTTAGTGTTATTATTAGCACTTTGGCCTTCTTACTCTTCTTGTGATCCCTATAGTTATGGGGCAACAGGGAACGCCGCATCCACAGCACTAAGCTGGGGGATGAGTTCCGTCCTGCCTGATATCCCAGGCATAGATATAAACGGTCTTTTATACAGATACACCACGGTCAAAAACCCAGAAGACGACATGAAAGTCCACGTTGGAAATAAGAACGCTAGCGGAGACGGCTATATCTTTCGAGAAACCGACGACTGGTCGGGAGTTCCCGGCAACACCATCGTTAAATCCTTTCCCCTTTCTAACATTCCGGCTACCAAATGGGGTGACGGTTCAATTGACATTGAAGGGAAAGGTTCGGTCAAAGATGCTGTGGTTATATATAACTATAGGATCGACGAGTGCTTTGAACCGCAGTCCAATCCTAACTGCCCAGGATATGTAAAGCCCATACCTGTTCTTCCTGTGATTGAAGTCTATGATGCACTGGAAGATGACGCTGTTGTAGACGCTATAGACGCCGACACAGACTTTCAGTATGATGAAGACGGAGAGTTGATACTTTCTGAGGAGGAAGAGGAAGAAGAAACTAGGATTGAGATGGGGCTGACGGCATCTGCCAATGCGTTGACCCTATTTAAAACGCAAGGACAAGATCAGATTATTATGGCTATCAATCAACAAACTAATCTTAATATGTATTACAATGCATCTATTAACGGTGGTTCGTATGCTGATGCCCCTGGTCTTGCTGATTCAGAGATACCTGATAACAAGAAAGCCCTTCGCAATAATTTGGCACAACAGATTCTGCATGAAAAGATGGTTGATATGCAGTATAACAAATGAGGTTTAATATGAAGTATCTAATAGCAACACTTTCACTCGTTGCACTACCAGCTTTCGCAACTGTAAATATTACAGGGAGTGTAGAAGCCAAATGTGTTATCCAAACAACTAAAAGCGGTGTATACGGAAACCCGATTGCTAGTAAGTTAAGCACTACTCCTTCTGACGGGGGCGTATTGCCAGTAATTAGATACGATGTATCCATTGCGAATTCCTACACAGCTAACATAACGCATCCAACATCGTTTAGTTCTTCCCCTACATTAACAGACACATTAGCGTGGACAGGTAGTACGACGGTCACACAAACGTCTGTGTCAGGAATGTCCGCTTATAACGATGCTAAAGTAGTCGTAGATAACACTTCGATATTTAATCTTACGCTCGCGGGGTCAACATGGTTCTCTACTGCTTCTAGTGCTGTGTACGGTTCAGCTAAACCGTTTCCCGGAGGCAACTACACTGCTGTC